CTAAAAATTATTCGGTCGGGATCTCTATCTCTTCGTTCCGATACACCAAGTCCACCGAGTACAGTCACTTTCTTTTCCATGTTCTCAATACCATCGGCTTATCTGTTTGAATGTGCGCCTTGAGGTTGTAACATATACCCCCCCCCATGTAACACTCTTGCATTATCCCTGTTCTGTCGTTCTGTATTTCCTATTGCTCCGACTACTTTTATCTTTTTCATACTTCCTGATCGTTTTGATTCGTGCATTTGCGGTTACAACAGTCTGGCTGCACCCCCCCCCTCGAATACACACGATTGTTCTGTTCATATCCCTTTTCGTCAAGCAGGCCTATCTCGATACATTTCTTTTCCATTCTCTTATTACCACAGTCGGGAACTTCGTTTGTGAAGAGGTTTGAGTGTTGCAGCACCCCCCCCTCGACAATACTATTCCCCATTGATGATTCGATATCTTACCGACCATCTTCGGGGTTTTAGTACAGCTCGCCTTTTTCATCTAATTCCACCAACAAATCTAAAGCTTTCTCGGATTTAACTACATATTTGAGAGCTTGTTCTTCTGTCAAATCCTCAAAATAATCTTCAATACACTTTGACAGATCCATCGTGTCCGGAAATGTGTAGTTGTATTCTCCCAGGATTGACAGAGCAAAAGTCCGTTCTCTGTGTTGTGCTACACCGAAGTCAGCCGCATTCAAATCCGTGACATAAGTCGAATATCCGCAACTGTCGAGAAAATCGAGCCATTTTCTGAAATGTGGTCTGTTTTCATCACTCCGGATTGCTGTTACATTTTCCATCAGAAGGACTTGCGGAAGGCTGTCCGTTTCCTTTAATTCCTCAAGAATCCTCTTTACTTGCCATAAAAGACTTGACCGTGTTCCGCTATCTTCAGCAAAACCCATCATCTTCCCGGCAATACTTATATCAGTGCAAAGCCTACGGAAACGAATATGTCATCAAATATGTGTAGTGAGACTTATCCGTTATCCCGAGATCACCCCCCCCTCACTACACTGATATCAGTCGGATCGAAGTCCGTCCCGTGTACGGCGTTATAACTTGCCATTGCATATTTATCAAACTCGACTACCTTGTAATGTTCAAAATCTGCACCCAGATTACGGAGTGCCATTGCCTGACTACCATATCCGGCAAACAACTCTATCAATCTGATCGGTTTGTCAATATTGAATGGCTGTCTGGTATAATCAAAAATCGACATCTGTCCGTTCATGTTCTATCCCTCTAATGCTAACTTTCCACCTAATACTTCAATTAGTTTCTCTGCTATATCCAAAGGCGGAAACTGTGTTCCGGTTTCCCATCGGATGATCGTGTTCACATGGACACCGACCTTTTTAGCTAACCTTTCCTGCGTCATGTGTTTCTTTTTTCTGTGTTCCTTTATCCATATTCCGAAGTCTCTGCTCATAAATAACTCCTGACAAAATCCCTGATGAACTGTGTCCTGTCCCCGATCCGTTCCTCGTATATCAACTGTCCCTGTCTATGCAGGAAGTCTTTCAGCGGCTTTCCGTCTGTGGAATCGTGTATCAGCGAATGACAATGCCTGCATAAATGAACTACAAAACCCATTCTGTCAGCCGTCTTTCTACATGATCCGCCATAAACGTGATGAACATCCATCCGTCCGGAACATCCGCAAAGATAACACCGATCGGAAACGTCATCATCGAAAATACTCACTTGCTTCATTCAACAACCCTTTCAAGAACTTCCGACTGTACGGAACATCCCTTTTTTTGAACTTCTCGCAGCGACCGTTCCCGTAGCATCCCCTTCGATGTTCTTCAATCAGGATATAATCGCAACATATAACCCCGTTGAAATGTGCTGAATAGTGACAATCTGCACACTGTTTAATGTCATACACCCCCGAAAACCTCCGCTTGTAGCTTTGAATAATCAATACTGCGCTCGTTAAAGTTGTGAATCTTGTCATATACCGTTTGTGACATATTCAGCTTGTCCGGTGGTTTCTCCTGTGGTTTATTGTCTGAACGCCTTTCCCATGTCCTGACAGCCGACTTCCAATCTTTCATTCCCTGATTGCCAACCTTCCACCCCTTCGACTCATAGAAGTCAAAAAACCTTTCGGGATCGACATCGTTGTTCCGTTCTTGACAATAAGCTCTGATCTCTTCGACAGTCGGCTTGATGAACTTTTTCGTTTTGGGTTTCTTTATCTCTTCATGTTCATATTCAGATTCATAATCATATTCATATTCATAAAGGGTTTTTGTGGGTTTTGTTGGGTTTTGTTGGGTTTCTGAAATTTCATCAGAAAAACCGTTCGGTTTTTTTGGGTTTTCAGAAAAACCATTCGCTTTTGGTCTGCCCCCCTTTTTTCCGTTTTCTTTGTTCCGTTCGCACTTTTCGTCATACTTCTGGTTGTTGAAGTCCATGTCATCTTTAATGAAAGAGAATGCCATGTCTGTCAGTGCGTCCATTTCCGGAAGCTCATCCCCGATCTGATAATTCATCATCGCAGTTATCAGAACGCCCCTTTGCTCCATATTCAATTTTGAAAAGCTCTTCATGTAAGAAGCAAATATCACAAAGCTGTCTCTGTTCATCTACCGCACCAACCTGTACTGTTTTACTCTGAATTTTTCTCCGAAGTCGTTACGAACTACGACATATTCACTTTCGATCTCGTGACCCTGTAAACGAAGGTCGTGAATCCTCTGCGGTAAATTCATCGAGTGTGCGTACTTGTATGCGTGTTTTCCGTTTATTCCGTTCTTGTGTGTCTTTAACAGCTTTAATATGATTTCATTCTGTGATTTTTTCATGCTTTCCCCTTTCTTGCTCCCATAGAGCCGTAAGTCTTGCCAACTCATCCGGAGTCTTTGTCTCGATCCCCTGCATTTGACACTCATATATTGTCCCTTCCAGAAGGTCGCTCATTTCCTTTGAGTCGTATGTATGGCTTCCCCGGTAAACCTTGTACCAAAATGCGCCATCCTCGCCCCGTTTCATGAATTTCATATGTGCTTCTTCAAGCTCTTGAATGTACTCGATCGGAGCGTTTGTCTTGTATATGAGTGCCTGTCCTTCTTCTATGTACTCAATCTGTCCGTATGACGTTATCAGGACATTTTTCATATGAGCCATTGATATATTCAGCTTGAGCCTTAACTTGTCGCATAAAACGTGAAAATATGAATTTGCGTCAAGGCTTCTCGGATTTGTTATCTTGCTGACCCTGATTTTCAAATCTTTTCCTTCAAGCGATTCGATTCCGTTCGGATCTTCGTTGACAAGAAACTTCAACATCGGTTTTTTTGTTATATAGTCCCGTGATACTTCACATATCCTTCCGGTAAAGTCCATCATTTTCTCCCTTTGCGTTTCGACTCAATATCGGAATATATTGCCCTTAATTGATAATCTGTGAGCGATTCAATGGAATCGGCATTATCAAACGCCTTGAGCAACTTTTCCTGATATTCTGTTCCATCCGGATATTTTTTTTTTGCTATCTCGATAAGCTCATCCCTGTTCGGAAACGCTTCCTGCTGTTCTATTGCATTTTGGACTTCCTCATACGATGCGACTGACAGATCGATACCGAGTCCGCACATTGCGAGAGCTCTTCCGACCGCTGATGTCTCGCAATTCTCAATATAAGAAGTCTTGTTGATATTCGAAGATCCTTCCTTTTCGTATGCCGTTCCCGTTCCCAGAAGCCGACCATCTTCGTCATGAATGGAAGCTCTCATAATAACAACTCCGTCAGCATTTGAAAGAATCTCTGATGTTATGCAACCATTCGGACAAAGCATCCGGAAAGCTTTGATACGTTGATTGACTTCTGCGTACTGTTTGCCCCTGATGTCCGTTGTCTTTATCGTTGCGCTTGCCTTCTGCAAATCTTCGTATGTCATGACCGCACCCCCCTATCTGATAATGATTCCTTGTTTTTCTTCCTGATGTGCGCCCTTGACTTCTTTCCCGGCTTCGAGCATTTCCTTTATCTTGGATTTAGATATCCATTCCTCTGATAATTCTTTCCAAACATCCGCAGGAAGTGCGTACACATCGTCAATCACAATGCTCGTTGTTTTTCTGTATAAAACGCTGCAACGATCCGTCTTGAACTTGTCCCCGGCAAGAGCGTATTCAATCCACTTCTTGAGCTGTTCCGCTTTGTTTTCGCAAATCTTTCCTCGTTTGTACAACTTTGCGCCTTCTGCCTTGACCGCATCCGCTTCTGCTATCAGGTCTTTTCTCCAAAGGATGACGGCTTCAATCTTCTTTTCCCTTTCCATTTCAAGAGCATTGAGCTTTTCTTCGTCAATGATCTCGCCTGTTTCCATGTCGACACACTCCAGAATGTCGTTGTCGATCTCATATAATGACCTCATGTCCTACACCTTCCCTTCTTTTTATAATTTGTTTATCATTTCACTGATTTTCTTGAACACTTCAAGATCGTTCCGCTCAATGACAAGCCTTCCTCGATAAAACTCTTTGAGATATGCATCCGTCACTTTTTCATCTTCTGCGATATGTTTTGTCGTGAGTGCGATGATCGTCTCAATATAACTTTTCAACTCTTCCATTGCTTAAACCCCTTCTTTTTGTAAATATTCCAATGATCTGATAACTGTTGTTCTGTGTGCATCCACGAAAGCCCTGATTGCTATGTACACGGATTTTTCATCAAGAGCCGTCATCCTTCTTTTAAGCTCTGACACATACCGTTCTTCATCTTCACCTTCTACACCCATGTCAGGAAAAACCTTCGCACGATAGGCACTTTCTAAATCTTTAAGCAATCCATAATCTACGAATGTGTCCCCTTTTTTCATCTTCGATAGCTCCATAGGATGAGCCCAAAGCCTATCGAGAACACGATTGCACTTATAATGAAAGATCCTCTGCCTGATGTGATATGCTCGCCCATTCCGGCAGCTCCGAGAACAAACAGTCCGATTCCCCCACAATACTCCCTCTTGTGACTCATCTGTTTCCCCCTTTCTACCACTCGCCGCTGTTGTATATTGACTTCGCAACCTCTGGGATAAAGTATTTTTTTGTCCCTTCGATCTTGAACGTGTCTTTCATATACTTTTCTCTGACTCGTGATGTATTTTTTTGTCCGAGATATTTTGCAAGCTGTCCAGGAGTAATAAAAGAAGCTCCGTTGACAGATGCCTTCATATCTTGTTCAATGTCCCTTGCTGTCATAGTTAAATCTCCGTTTTTGCTTCTGATATGAACTTTTTCAAGTCGACTTTCAGAAATTTACATATCCGGCAATATTCCATGAGCTCGATCTTGCGTGTTCCGTTCAGAATGCCCATAAATTGTTGATAGGGAATTTCTACTTTTTCAGCTACGAATTTAGCGATGAGACCGTGTTCTTCAAGATATGTTTTGATTCGCTGACCTACCATATTTTGTACCCCCTTTCTTGAAAGTATTAATATTTAGTACCGATGGTCTAATATTAGTATGAAATTTTCGTACTGTCAATACTAAATTTTCGTATTTGGGAAAAATATTTTTTCTGTGGATAAATAAGTATTGAAAAATCGTGTACTAATTGTTAGTATGTAGTCGAGAGGAGTCCGCTATGAAAAACAAAGAAACCGCTATAAGAGAGACGATGCGTCTAAATATAATTTCTAAAAGAACTGAACTCGGTCTTACCCAGACGGAGCTCGCTGACAAAGTAGGCTTGAAAAAGACTACGATTGCATCATGGGAACAAGGCTTATCTTCTCCTGACATCGATACTATTGCCATATTATTAAGTCTTTTTAATATGGACTTTTATGATTTCACGGGCATTGATAAAGAGCAATGATCTTTGATGTTGTGATTGTATCATCAGAAATATACCGAAAATAGTGCCATATATGAAATATCACAAACGGAACAGGAGCATACTATGACAAACAATATGATAGACACAAGAGACGTTATTCTTGCCCTTAAACAGGTAAAAGAAGAAAAACAGTTATCGCTCGATAAAATCGTTTCACTAATGGAACAGAACGGGGAATACGTTTCAAAAACGACATTATCCCGTGTTTTTGCCAAAGGATCGGAAGATCAGCTCTTCCGGTATGAAACCACACTCCGACCGATTGCGAACGCTCTGCTTGATATTGAGAATATTGAGTCATACGATGACAAGCCCACACAGGCATATAAATCCATATTGAAGTTAAAAAAGGATCTATTGTCCGACTTGGAACAGCAAAACGCAGAACTGAAATCGGAACTGAAAGCAGCCAAAGCCAAATATCACGAAAAACTTGCAGTTGAAACGGCAAAAGTGCAAAAAAGCCTTGAATTTGCCATGAAACAAATAGAACTAAAAGACAAGCGAATCGATCAACTACTCGACTCAAACGACCGACTTCTTGTCGCAAACGATCAAATGTTAAAAAGACTGATATCTTGTCCGCTTGAAAGAGGTAAATGCGAATGAAGCAACAAAACAAAGGACTTCTTCCGATAGTTATCATCAGTATCATTATTATTGTTTGTTGCTCCGGATATCTTTATGATCTAATCGTAACAAAACCCAAACAGATTCAAACTGCAGCATTCAAGACAGAACTTGAGGAAACATTTGAAATGTACGGAGATTCTATTGAGCGCATAAGTGTTGACACGACCGGAGTCGCAATATTTGTCAATACACGGAAATGGAATCATTCAGACGCAAAGACAAAGAAGGAATTTCAGAAAGAAATGTACTACATCATTCACGAAAAGGCTATTGAATGCGAAGTCATGCCAAGAACAGGAATGTTTGTTTCAATATTCACATCCGAACGAGAAACAATAAACGCATTCACGGTCAAGCCATGAGGAAAAAGATGAAATACGAACACAGAACAACTTTTACATATCTTGGGAAGCGTTATCAGGTATATGCGAACACGCTTGAAGAACTTTATGCCAAAAAAGCCTTGAAAAAGAAGGAACTTGCCGAGAATATTATCGTCTATGACAGACACATATCTGTCAATGAATGGGCAAAAAAGGCTTTTGATACCTACAAGCAGAACGTAAAGGGACTTGATGACATCAAAGCCAGATATAACAAATATGTCAGCCCGTACATCGGACTCAAGCCGATCGGCAACATAAAGGCTGTTGAATGTCAGACAATCATCAACAACTGCGCCGGGATGTCTTATTCCCATTGCATGAAGTTAAAGCAGGAATTGTCTTTCATATTTGAAAGAGCTGTTGAAAATCAGATCATCCCTTTTAATCCTGCAAAAAAGCTCCGGATGCCGGAATATGAAAAAGGGACTCGCAGAAGTATCACGGAGAACGAAAGAAAGCATTTTATGCTCTGTTATGAAAAAGATCCTGCATATCTTTTGTTTTTTATTATTCTGAATTGCGGATGTCGACCGGAAGAAGCTATCAATCTGATCGGTCGTGATATCGACCATGAGAAACGCCTTCTACACATCCGGGGAACAAAGACAAAAAACTCCGACAGATATGTTCCTATTCCCGAAGCGCTCTATGCTGTCATAAAAGGGACAAAACCTTTCGACCCTATATCTCCCAACCGTGACGGCAAAAAACACTCAAAATCGTCTTATGTGAGGTTATACGAACACCTTCGAAGGGATATGAATCTATCAATGGGATGTAAAACATATCGGAATCAACTTGTCCCCCCGTTACCTTTGGCGAGTGATTTTGTTCCGTATTGTTTTAGACATACATACTGTACGGATCTTTGCAAAGCTAAAATTGATATCAGAACAGCCCAGAAACTTATGGGACACGCAAACATATCTATCACGGCAGACATATATACTCATGTTGACATGGATGACATTCAAAAAGCCGGGGAAATGATCGAGACATATTTCGCTGCGAGAAAAAAATCACACACCTAATCACACATCTGAATGTATAAAAATGTATAATTTTGACCTATTTTGGACTCAAATCTTTCAGACTTGGAATGCCCGAAACCCCTGATTTTACAAGGGTTTCAAGGCTATGAGACACGGGGGATTCGAACCCCCGACAACCTGATTAAAAGACAAGTTAAAACTCCCTATTTTACGGCATTTGTAGGATGCATAACACATTGCATAACACACCCACAAAGAAAGAGCCCACTCCCGAAGGAATGAGCTCCCCTTTTTACATTGACTGCATCTGCTTGATCCATGCGGATTTTTCAACATACTCTTTGTGGGCTTTCTCCCATGAATCCATCATACTCTGTGGAATATCCGGATAAACTGTCTTGAGCTGTTCAATGTCCTGTACTGCAAACTGATGCAGATTCGAACTATGTGCCAACTCTTGAACAGACATATCTTTGTACACGCTGTATCTTGTGGAATTTTCGGGAGTATTGCCTGCCGCCTTATATTCTAAAGCAATCTCGATGTACTTTTTTGCGTCATCAAGCTCGTCAGCAATGTCCTCAACGTACTTCTTGATTTTTGTCATGCCTTACACCTCACACGACCGCCGCCGGAGTGTATGTACCAAGCTGCGAAAGAAGGTACTGATTTTGTGCGAAAATTGCATTAGCATTCTTACTTGAAAGTAATTCTGCTTCTTTGTCCTGCAATCTCTGCTCAAGCATCTGTGTTTTAATGCTGCAACAACAGGACTCCATTCGATAACCGAGATCTGCGATCTGCGAACTTACATTTGCAAATCCGTTCTGTAAGTTTGACGAGATCTGATTGAATCCCTGGATAGCGTTCACAAGGTTATTGTTCTGTGTTGCCATCATTGCCGCCGTCTGGTTGTTTATCAGCTGCGCTGTCTCGTAATTGTTGTTCTGACTTGACAGAGCTATCTGACCGAGGCTCTGTGATACCGTCTGATTGTTGATTGCACTGTTCACATCCGCCATTGTTGCATAACCTGCCATTGTTGCATTGTTGCCAAATCCGAATCCGCCGCCACCCATGCCGAATAATACGACAAGGATCACAAGGACGGAAAGCCAACCGCCACCAAATGTTGTGTCATTCATAGTTTTTTCCCCTTTCTTAATAGTATTTATTTTGAATTTGCAAATCCCTTGATCTGTTCCGCAAGCTGATTCATGTCAACATTGTTCTTTTCACACAACGTCCGAGCCGTATCTTCTAAATTATCAAGGTCGAGTCCTTGAAGCTGCGGATTTGTGTTCGCAAGATTTTTCATAAATACCTGCGGATTTTCTCCCCTCATCATTGCTCCGATCGCTTGCATTACATACTTATTAGAAAAAATATTCATGTTTTCCCCTACTCAAAATCGATCTTAAAAAAACAATCCCCGTCTGCTATTAAAACAAGGACTGCATATGCTACCCGAAAAATATATTCAAGCGGAATGTCGTGCAGATCCTCATCTTCAAATAATTTGTCGCAAAGTTTAACAATATCCATCTTTCATGATTCAGAATCTTTTCTCGGAAACAAGGCAAAACCTACCATACAACCAGCAAAAAACGCTACTACCACCGATACATTGAATAATACAATCATGTCTACACCTCACTTTCTATATTCTGAACGCTCCCTTCGATATAATTGTATCAATGGAATTTACTGAAAAATAGTACCGTTTCTGGTGTTCCAAAATTGACAATATGTTTCAGAAATGGAACAAAAAAGGACTCGCTCCAATGTGGGGAAAGCGAGCCCTTGTAAGGGAAGGTATATTATTTAGTACAGAACGTCTCTATCGACAAAACCATCGATACCGGGAACGACTCCCTTTGACGTGTACTGCCATGCAATGATGTTCTTTCCGGTCGGCTTGTACTTTTCATCAAGCTGTCCGGTGTTCTTGCCGTATCGTGCAATCCAGAACGTGAACTTGTCTTTCAAATATTGCGAAATGTATTTATCATACCAATTTTTGTTACAATAGATACCAACGTCATATCCTGCGTCTTTACATTCGCCGATAAATGACATTGCAATACCTTCGATCACATCTTTTCCGAACGGCGGAAGGGATTTGTCCTCAAGATCGTACCATATTGGCATCTTCCGACCTTGCAGAAGGTTTATCACAGAGTCTGCTTCAATTCTTGCGCCTTCGTGCGTTGTTGCGTATGCGTACTTATAACATGAATATCCGAGGTTGCGTGTTATACATCCGTCAAGATTCCGTTCGAAGGTTGCATCCATCTGACCGTTTTTCTTGGTTGACCGCATACACATAAAGGAAATACCGGAGTCTTTTACCATATCAAAATTGATATTTCCTTGATATTCTGACACATCCACACCATATTGATAATCATCCGGAAGTATGATCGGCGATTCCTCGTATGCAGGTCTGCCATATCCGACAATGTTCGAGCTTCTTTGCCGTATCATGACAGCTCCGCCGTTATCATCAGAATTGACACTTGTGTTCCCTTCTATCGTTTCGATGACATTTCCGTTTATGCCTTTAACGATTCCGACATGATTCGTCCATCTGTCATTAGTATTAAACTTGAAAAAGACAATATCTCCGATCTGCGGATTTGAGTGCCAACGTCCTGCCTGATTAAACCAATTACCAAGCTCTTGACAGGAAGCCGTCTTTTTGATGATACACGGCTTAAATTGTGCAAAAACCCACCAAACGAACACACAACACCAGGGATATTGACTTCCGGAAACCTCATGTCCGTAAAATGCAGTGTTATACTTCACATTGTTACTGTTTGGCGGATATTCTGTTGTTCCGACCTCATTCAAGGCTGTTTTGATGATCTCTTCAACTGTTGGCATCGTCTATCCCTTTGTTGTACTGTATTGCAGATATCCCGAGCAATGCGCCCAGAAGTGTCGCTACCGCTGTTATTGTCTGCGCTATCATGACAGCCGTATCGCCCCATCCCCATATCTTACCGATAACAACGATGAAGGTCGATATAGCAGGAAGCGCAACAATCGCTATCCATTTGAGCCATGTGTACCATGTATCAGGTATCAGTGTGTTTTTCATGTTTCTACCCCCTTATGTTCCTAACTGATTGACAATGTAGCTATTCAATTCCTTGTGCATTGCTTTTATTTCCCCGTTTCCTATCCCCTGCTCAATCAAGGCTTCAAGGATTGCGTTTTGGGAACGCATGAACATACACATCATGGAGTAAAGCTGCTGAATCCTGGCATCCTGTTCGTCAAGTCTTGCAGAGAACTCTTCTGTCAGTCGTGATCGTTCCTGTGATATGTCCTTGACCGCTTTATCCCATGCCTGCTCACGGTCGTGTCTTTCCGTGATATTTTTTACTATCTCCATGATGATCTTATAAAACCCCCAAGCCCCCATAATAATCGCTCCGCACTGAATGAGAGCTTGTATCGTTATTTCCGTTTGCATTTTGTCCCCCCTATGTATAACTTAAAGTTATGTCAGTATTACAGTTATATACATAGCCCGAACTCCTTGACGATGTACATGCAATAGTCAGTTTCGATTCTGAATTTAGACCATATATATATAAACCATCAGGAAGAACATTTTTTTGTGCAACTCCTGCGCTTTCAAACGGAATCATTTTCGCAAGGAATGCTACGTTTGCACTTACACTTGAGGGAAGGCTCACGTTTATCTCAAAATGCATTTTGGGAGTGCCATTATCATTCCACAAATAACAATTCTGACTATTTATTACTGCCCTATTAGATACTGCTTCTAAAGAGAATGGAATAACTCCGCCGCCACTGCCGCCACTTTGTACTCGTTGCCACATAAAAAACCTCTTTCCCCTTCATGAGCGACACCCCGAAGGATGCCGCCGTGAAGGTATTAGAACATGAACATAGTAGTCATGGACTACTCTTCTGATTCTGGCTCTGTGTTGTCCCAGAACTTTTGGTTCTTGTCGACAACATTACCATACATATCTGTCATCGTGATATTGCCGAACACATACGGAGCTTTCCCGTAAAACTGATTGATAAGCTCGCCGAACTTTCTGACAGCCGTGTCCTTGTCTGTGGTTTTGAGCTCTGTTTTGTAAGCCCATCCCTTGTTGTCCCCGTTGTAGAGCTTGTAGTCTACAAAATACGTCATTTCCATTGATTTATCTCCCTTCTTATCCTATCTCTATGAGTCTGAAACTCATTCCGACCGTTGCGTTATCTACCGTATATGTGACGGATGTTCCCGTCCTTGCTACGTTTGAAGTTGAAACCGGAGCATCGTTATAACTGTCTGGGATATCCCACTCAAGCTCATATCCCTTTGTTGAATCTAACCCCGAAAACGTGACTGTCGTTCCGTCTGCGGATGTTGCTGTTCCGAACACTCTACCCGTCAATTTGCCACTGACAGCCGTTGATACAGCCGAAGAAACATAATCAGGGATTCCGCCTGCCGTTGCTACTGCGCTCTGTGGATCGTATGTCTGCGCCTGCATATCGCCCGATCCGGAGCCGTCCATAACATCAAAGCTCTGTCCGGAAGGATGATCCGCATCCGTGATCGTGACTCTGTGTCCGCCTGTTATATTCGTGATTGTGATTGTCGGGCTCACTCCGTCCGTTCCGTCCTGTCCGTCTGTTCCGTCCATAACATCGAAGTCCTGACCCGAAGGATGATCTACATCGGTTATATTGACATTATGACCGCCTGTTATATCCGTGATCGTGACTACGGGAGAAAATCCTATCTCGCCGTTTGTGACATCGAATGTGTCGGTCGTTCCATCGGAGTATTGTATTGTGTAGGTATCGACCCGACCGGATGTCCCCGTCTTTTCAATGCTTGCTATTCCTTTAAGGTCAACAGCTTCAAAGTTTTCTGTCGTACCGTCTGCATATGTCAGCGTAATGATTGAGCCGTCTATCTGGACGTGATGAACAGCTTTGTCGCTCCCTTGTACAAGTCCTTCGATACAATTTGATATTGCTTGAAGGTTGCTCGCTGATATTCCTTCGCCTGATCCGTCCGTCCATGTCGGAGCTGTGTATGCTAATGCCATGATTTACCCCCTTATACTGATTTATAATTATCTGTCAGTGTTTGATCCCCTGATAATGTTCTGTTCAATACGATTGTCGTTATACTGTCATTCGATGCAGTTAATATCTCAAACGTATCTCCGGGCTCTACATACGGAAGCCCTCGACCTTTGAAATCAACAGGCATATATGTTACAGACGTAAGATTTTCAACAATAGCACCGCACATATCTCTTATTGTTCCTTCCGTCCATACACCATTTTTTATGATGATATTATTTGACAGGTCATAAACCTGATATGAATTAACGTCCGAATTTTCATCAAAGCCATTGAGATATATTGTTATTTCCCAATCAACTGTTTTTTCTTCCCCTTCTTCGATGATGACGGTTTTATAAGTACATTTAACCGCCCCATAGTACAACGTATATTTGTCGCCATACCAACAGGATTGATAATCTTTCGGAAGAAGTTTTCCACCCGTGACCCCTTTGGGATAAACGTTTCTGCCCGGATAAAGTGAATTTCTCGGAGTCAATCCGAACTTCTGTTTTATATCGACCACTTTCGAATCATAAAGACTGTCTCTGCCGAAATACATGAAAAGTCCAGCAATTTCGAGTATAGCGTTCGTCTTTTCTTCAAGGTTTTTGTGTTCAGTCCAATCCAGATAATATACGCCGCCTGTTGTGCCGAAATACTCTTGTTCTGATCTTGGAACAACAATTTGTAAGCCCGTCCACGCAGGAGCATCATTTATATACTTCTTTTTTGAAATATATGGCGTATATGCAATTTCAAAAGTGCGTTGTTTAATAATATGAAAATTCTCATCTTCGACTTTGAGTGTTATTTTGTAGGGACATTCAATATAAAAACGTCCTTTTGAAACCTCATACCATCCATTGTTGTATGGATAGAATATTTTTTTCAAAGTATTATTTTCGCCCAAATCTATATAATCATCGCTTGAATATATCCGGTTATATGCTCCTGTTCCGCTTGGATATTCATAGTCGTAATACATACTTATTCTGTAAAGATCATCAAGCGCAAAATCGAGAGCTTCCCTATCAAGAAAAGACATATAATCATTAAAGAATATCAACGAATCATTATAGGTCGATGCTCGTGTTTTTCTCATCGTCCAGTCAAGCTGATACAGTGCGTCATAGTCAGTGTCATGATTTGAATCAAATTTCATGATCTTGTATGTAATATCAGCAGATAAATACGTTGTTGTGATCCACGGATCATCCTCTCCGAGCGCATAATTCCCCGTTATGGTATCTGTCCAAGATACAACCGTTTGATCGACCACGTTTTCTATAACATTCAAGCCGTTTTCTGCCAAAAAATAACCCATGTTAGGAGTATAAGCTTCTGCTCGTGTCGGTTTCTCTATTTCCGGCATGATAATCTTCCACCCATGCGCAGCTTTTCCGCCATATGCGAGTATTTTACGATGAATCATATCCGCTTGTCGTTTTGCTTCACTTACAACAAACGTTCCATAATGAATAGAATAAATATACTTTTGAAGATCGGTGCGCCACTCTGCACCCGGACAATTGAAAGGACATTCAACCTCACAAGATACTTCTATTGTCATTCCTTGAATGTTTCCGACTCCGACAGTTTCGCACTCAAAAACAGGACTTTCGCAAAGTCCGAATTTAAGTGTATTTTGAGAACATAATGACTCTTTGAAAGATACAGAATTTTTGACGATAAGGTCATTACAGATATCGGATCGTTCCCCGTTCGGGAAATGAATCCGGATGTTTTTATATGCGTGATCCTGATGATACAGGTCTTTTATTACGTCAGGGACTGAAATCATTATCTTTCCTCAATATTGACAGTAAATGTCAAATATCCTTTTGTGTAGTCGTTCTTCATGGTCTTGATCGGAGCATAGTCGATAAACAGCTCTGCATAGACGTTTTCATTATTTTCGTTGTTCACACAAACACGACAAGGAACAAAGCCCCCGTTCGTCTTGTGCGTCCGAATATCATCAACAAAAGCCTGATACTCCGATATTTTAGATATCTGCATGTCAAAAGAGCCTTGAATCCTTTGTCTGTAAACGTCTCGGTGTTTTGTACCGTTTGCATCTTCCCATTCTGTATATATATCGATTCTGTTGACATCGTATGTGTCAACAATGATTTTTCCGGAATAATCGTTGTTTATGGTTGCAAATACCATCTTTTTCCCCTTTATGCCAGAGCGTGAAATCCTGTCGCTGTCTGCAACTTGTTATTTTCTACCCTTACCGTGTCGAAGATATTTGAAGCCGATCCGACAAGCTCGACAGTGACGTTTGTTCCCGAACTGTTTCCGCTGCTCATTTGTGCAGATAAAGTATTGACCGCTGTTGTGAGAGCTGCGACAGATCCGCTTGATGATCCAACAGCCGAAACCGAAGTCGCTGTGACTGTCGGAGTCGTTATCTGTGAAGCGGAGCTATTAAACGAACTTGCATACGCCGACCCTGCCGCCTGTCCTGCCATTCCTGCTTGGAATGCTGCGCCGCTTAAAATTGACACGACCTGATTTACAAGCCTTTGCAGTGATGCTGTTACTTCGTCTATTGCGGATGAGATACCGCTTGTAAAAGCCCCCATGATATCTTTACCCAGACTAAACGCTTTCGACATAAGCTGTTGAAATACTGTCACAACAGCCGATACCGCTGATTTTGCAGCTTGTTGTAACTTTGAAAATGCGTTTGCTGCTTTTGATATCAATGACGGAATCTGACTCAATCCGTTCTTCGCCGCTTCTTTGATCTCGTTAAATTTTGCCCCAACCGGAGCCGCCGCCTGCTTCAAGTCATTGAAAGCCGACTGTCCGCCTGCCTTCAATTCGTCATAATGCATAATGATCTCTGCGACTGCATACGCAAGCAAAGCCAGAACTCCAATAATTGCGACAACTGCGACTATATAAGGATTCGCCGCAAGAGCTGATGTCATAGCCGAAGCCATCTGTCCGAATGCTACACCCACACCGGGAAGGATTCCTATTAATGCGGTTAAAGCATTTGTGACGCTTGCAATACCGAGAGCGATCGGAGCTATAACCGCAATAAGCGCAAGCATTCCCATCGCTATCTGAATAACCGGAGCAGGAACGGAGCTCGCTACTTGTGCAAGCATTGAAAGTCCTGTCGATACAGTATTTATAACGGGTTCTAATGCTTCAAGAATAGGTAAAGCCAACTGTAACCCGGCTACCTCAATCTTGAACTTCATGTTTTTGATTTTATCGTTGAAAGACGCAAGTCGCTCTAAAGTCTCTTCCGGTATGATTCCGCCCATAGATTCGGCTTCATCGCCTAAACGACTCAATGCCGCTCCGCCGTCATCAATAAGTCCGGAAAGCTCTTGAGCACTTTTTCCGAAAAATTTCATTGATTCGGTATCTCGTTGCGTCTCGTTGTCGATTTTACCCAGAGCATGAACTGTCTCTTCGAAAATCTGTTGAATTGACTTGTACTCGCCGTTTTGATTCCTTACTTCGACACCGATACTCTTCCATGCATCCTCGTTGTTCTTGAGGTTGCCTTTCATCTTCATGATCGCACCGTTGATAGTATCGAGCGGAACGTCTATGCTTTCCGATGCATATTTGAGTCTTTGGAGATAATCTGTCGACAAGCCCGTCTGATTTGCCATCGTGACAAGATCATCCGCCGTCTGCGCTGACTCCGTTCCAAGAGCGATCATTCCGCCGAGAGCCATTCCAGCTGCCGCCGAAATCATTGCCGTTTTTGAAGCGACATTCATCGCAGCGTTTGATATCCCTTGAAGTCCCGTCTGGAATGCCGTTGTGCTACCGGAAGCCGACAAAAGAGCCGTATTTGTCTGTGCTTGAGTCTGCTGTAATTGATTAAGCTTTACCGTTGTATCGGAAATCTCACGAGTCAAAGCGTCATATTGAGACTGATTGTTCGCCCCCGTCGCCATTCCTGCCGAGACTTGCTGTTGTGCCTGTTTCAAGGCTGTGAGCTTGTTCTTTGTCTGATCGATAGCCTGACCGAGCAATCTCATCTTTTGCTCGAGAAGGTCTGTATTGCCCGGATTCAACTTGAGCGAGCTGTTGACAGAAGATAATTGCTTTTGAGTGTTTGATATCTCTTTATTAACGTTTTTTAGTGCGGTTTCTATACCTTTGGTATCTGCACTTAATTCGATTGTTATGCCTTTGACTTTTGCTGACATTAAAAACTCCTAAAATCGTCCTGTGTGGCTTTTGACGGATATTCATACTGATCGTTTGCGTTTTCGGTAAGCATATCCAACAAATCGCCCATCGTAAGCTCTTCCAGATCGGACAAGCGAAGCCCTAACTGTACAGCCCGGAGCAGGATCATCGGTGTTGACTCTTCACGGATTGTCGGCTTTACTTTTTTTTTGCCTCAATTGTAGGCTTTGAAGATCCCAGATAAAAATTGATGATCTCTTCGCCTGCTAAAACAAAATCCATTGCGTCATATTCCTCAAGCCATGAATAAAAGTCATCCATTGACACGCTGTTAAGGTTTACGCCTTCCGCCTGTCTGTTCATGATAAAAGCCATCTGTGTGATGACTTCCCCGAGAATGGGCTGTTCTTCCTCATCCTCTGCCTTTTTGAATAACTTGAGAAGATCCTGACCGAATAACTGTTTGAATCTGAACGGTGTTGCAGCATTGGCGGCAAGCTTCACTACCTTGCCGCCCTCTAATGTGATTATTTTTGTCATGTTCTTATACCCCTTTTCTTGTTACGTTGTTGCGCCGCCGTTTGAAGGCTGATGTACAGAGTTAAACCAGTCCGTGTACGTCTGCTTTGTCTTGTCGGATATCTTACCCTTGACAATGCTTGAGTCGAGCTTCGTATTGAAGATTGCTCCGCAAGTGAGCTCGATCTTTTCGGTCTGCACTTCTACACTTTCCTCTGTTGTCTGGCTTCCGATGTTGGGACGTGCTGCTGTACAGTTATACAGAACGTGACGTGTTGCGTCCTCATCGCCTTCGAACTGGAACAGAAGAGCGAACGGTGTTGCTGTTGCACCTGACTTCTCGATAAGGATGTCACTGTCAACAACCTCGCCGAGAATGTCTTTTCTAAATGAGTCAGGAATGAGAGCGACTTCAAGCTCGCCTTCATACCCTGCGTTTGCTGCGAATGTTGCATAAGCAACGTTATCAGCATAGAACTTGTTTGACTCTCCGGACGGATCCATTGAAAGAGAAACCGCTCCGGGAATCGGAACCGGTGTTGCGTATGTAGCTACACCCGTACTTACGTCAATGCTTGCCACTGCGTAATATACACGGCTTAAACCGTATTTAATCTTGTTAGCCATTGTTATAACTCCCTTCGTTTATTTGATACTTTTTTTGATGTTCTCTAATAACTTACCCTCTGCTTTATCATTTACCGGAGCGATATGTGGAAATGCTCTCGCTCTTCCGCCGTTCCGTAAAGCGTGACCGTTTTCAAGAAGATGAGTGAGTCCGGGACTTTTCTTGTTGCAGACGGATATTGAATATTTTCCGTGTTTCTTGATGTTTATCTTTGTTCTGCCCCATCCCTTGTTATAAGTCGCCCATGAGCTGTACTTCCCTGATCCTGCCGGATGTGCTACTTTCAATTCATTTGCACAATCTTCCGCCGTCTGTTGCAAAGCAAAAGCAACTTGTTCCTCTGTTGCGTCCCGAAAATCCTCAAGAATCGCCATGAATGCTTTTGTTAAATCATCAGCTTTGATTCCGCTCATATCGTGATACCATAAATCACTTCGACAAGATCCTCATCCTCGATATAGGTCTCTTCCTTATCCCAGACAAGCTTGTTACTGTTTAACATCGATTCGATAGCTTCCTCGTTCGTTACATCCTTGAAATTGGAATAAAACTCTATGTTTACGTCCGTGAGCTTGTGATAGACAATAGAATCTGCAAGAAAATTCTCGCTTTCCGTTTCCATGAAACAAATAAACGGAAGAGCCGGAGCACCGTTTACAGGAAAAGCCCTGTAAGCTACTTTGTCCTTGAATGCGCCGTTATTTACGCCTTCAAGTGCTGTTTTAAGCTCTGCGAGTGTCATTTGTTCCCCTTCCGTTCTACTGTGTAAAGCTCTACACGTCCGTCTGTCCTGTTATATGTCCGGTATATTGTGAGCCGTTTGCCACCGACTTCGAGCTCATCTTCTCCGCCATATTCCATCAATCGCACCGTATAACACGCATAAGGACGCAAGCCCTGCAATTCTGCGTTATAATACTCGGATTGATTGATGTTCGATGTCATTGCATACCGTTCGAGTTTTTCTTCCGTTGCAACAGGATTCCCGATCGAGTCAACTGTGTATGTTTTTTTTATTAGCGAAATTTTGATCGTTTGATTCATTCCGCTGTACTCCAAACTGTGTACCCAGAAGCCATACTTAATTGTGATTTTTGCTCATCGTATGATTTTTTGAACGCATTCGACCTTTCAAGTGACCCGTGAAGTATTTCGAACTGATAACCGCAATATGTCTCGACCGCACGAATAATCGCCGGATCTGTCGTTGCATAGACGGTTAAATCGGGATCAATATCGCCGATATTCAGATCGATAAACCCTGCATATATCAGGTCAATGATCTCGTCATCATAGTCGTTTGTTGATATCATCAAAGCTTTTTTCACTTTTTCAAGCATTTTCTAAAACCTCTGGATTTTCGAAGCTGTTCTTGTACAATTCCCTATATTCCGGATATATGGCAATATGCCCTATATGTCCGAGCCTTACGGCAGGCTCTGCGTATATTTCCCAACCGCCCTCGGTCGCTCTTTGACAAAAAGCCAAATCTTCGCCGAGCTCTCGTGTCGGGAAGAAACACGTCCCATGTCGCTCTTTTATGGCTTTTAGGATCTCCGTCTTTATCAGGACACACCCAAAGCCGCATCCTGCAACCTTGAATGTGCTGTCCGGATATTCCGTAAACCTTGAAACGCTCGGATAAATCTCCGTAAACAAACATGACTGATGTGGAGCTCTGCGCCCGTGTGCTATACCACTGACAAAGGGTTTTCCGGAAAACATCAGATCATCAAGCAGATCATCGTTGAAAACCATGTCTGAATCCAACCACAAAACGTCCGTATATCCCCCGTTTATGGCTTTATCAGCGAGCGCATCCCTTCCATGATATACAAGCGTTCCCCCGTGAATCTGAACGTCATAGTCTACGCCGTCCTCATCAAGTCTCTTGCAAAGTGCAAGTAAACTCTTCACAAAGTCCATATGCATATAGTCATGAGCAGGAATCGCAATTAAAAGCTTCATTCTTTCGTTTTTGTCCTTTTTGTGGTTTTGGTCGTTGCCTTTGGTGCTTTTACGGCTTTTTCTGCAACTTCCTCGACCGGAATAGTAGCCGTCTCGACAAATTTATTTTCCATATTTAACGCCGAGCCGACTGACACCAGAAAATCCGCTATCGCAGGAGAAACCTCAACGATCTCTCCTGCTGCGTGATTTATTCTGCTGTCTCGAAGTAGTTTGATCTTCATTACGTTACAGCGTTTGTTTTCTTGATGTTGCAGAATCTGCCGCAAGCCGTTACAGCGTGAGCAACATATTGTCTACCAACAAACTTCACAAGGTCTGCTTCTGCTTCCGAAAGGTCATCGTACTTCATTACAAGTCCCTCGCCTTCGGGATAGTTAAGCTGTGCGCCTGCAAGATCGCCTACGATTGCATATACTGCGTTAAGTGATGCGCTGTCGTATGCAGGAAGGCTGTTGTTGAAGAGCACCGGAAGTCCCATGAAAGGATCAAAGGCAAAATTGCCTGCTGCCTGTGCTGCTACGAAATTAGCGTATGTCAGCTTGTTCATGATGATAACCGGATTTGCTGCTTCGTCTGAAAGGTTTGCGAATGCCTTTGCAACTGTCGTTACAGAAGGATTTGCGGATATAGCTGCTGCCGAAGCTGCGCTTGATGTTGCTTCCGTAGGAGCTGTCTTGATATCGTTTACAACAAGGTCTGCGAGCTTCTTAACGATCTGATGTGTGAGCTCGTCATAGATATAGCGAACGAGTGCTTCGCCGCCCATTGCGATAGCTTCATCCGATACACGAATCCACTTCTTGATGTTTCTCGGTATCATTTCAACAACGCCGAGTGTCAAGCTCTCTTCCGTAGGAGCTGTTGTTCCTTCTGTGTGAACAAATGCGCCGTCTGCTGAAAGCTCGAAAGCAACCTTGAGATTGCCTTTAATGTTTGTTTTCTTGACTCTGGAAAGGATATCGTCTGCTTCCCATGCTGTTCTAATTATTTCATCAACAAATGAAGGAACGGGTACAGATCCCGATACCTGTGTAGTAAGAAGGCTTCTGCACTCTGAATCGTTCTCGCTGATGAGATAACGTGCGAATGCATCCGTATATTCTTTGGATGCCCTGATCTCTTCGTTTGTTTTCATTTCTCTCTTCTCCTCTACGATTGTCTTTACTACTTCACCGACTGTTCCGGCTGCTACTGCGCTGCGGATCTCTGCCTTCTTTGCTTCTTCGGCTTTTCTGGCTTCAACCTCTGCATTGAGCGATCTCATTTCCTCTTCAAGAGCGTTGAGATCTGCGCCTTCGTTGTCGAGCTCTGCGACTATTGCCGTCTTGCGCTCTTCAATCTGCTCGATTGTCATTTCTCTGATCTCCATAGTTAGACCCCTTTCATGATTCTGATTTTCTGTTTTTGAGCTTCTATCGCTCTTTTGGTAGCTCTTTCGCTCTCCAACGATATCTTTGCGCTCTCCAGTGCATCAGATAAGCCACGTGCCGATATTGATGTCTGCTCGTATGCCGGGAATGTTACCGCTGAAACCTCGAAAATCTTCCCGAGTCCCGTGATCGTCCTTGTCGGATGATCCGATTCGATATCTTCCCATTTATCCGCATCAACGCTGAACATAAAGGACATACCGTCAAGGTCTCCCCTCTCCACCGCTGAATATAGGCTTTTTGCTTCGGCATTGTTCTCCGTGTCAAGGTCAACACGAATCGTCATGCCTTCTTCGTCAACACTCATCTGCATAGTGCTGTTGTTATTGTTGTTCCGGCTTCTTGCAAGCGGAATCATGTCGGTGTTATGGTTTACAAGAAACCTCACATCCTTCAGATCGGCGTTATCAAGTGCGCCTTTTTCGATGATCTCGTCAAAATCCCCTAAATCAGTCCTTGCATCATATACGATCGGTCTGCCGGAAAGATAATGACCGTGTTCTTCATTCTGTTCTGCTCTTACTTCAAAATTAAAAGCCCTGATCTCTTTACTCATTTTCGCTCCCTTCGTTATTACCCTCGTTTATCTTGTCCGAAGCGTTCCAATACTCCCCACGAATGATATATTCTTGTCCTTCGCCATTAGGTAAAGGCGGAAGATTCCATATTTCACGAACTTCGTCACGGTTAAGGATGCCCCTGTCGGCAAGCTGTGACGATACGTTCAATTTTTCTGTATTGCTCATATATTGAAGTCTGTTCGCCGAAGCCATGACAAAATTACCTTGTGTCTGCTCCCGGAGTGTGAACAGCATCTTCGTTACTACTTCCGAGAACTGTATTGCAAACGGCTCGCAAACACCTTCATATATTGCCGTCCACTTGTCCCCGTATGCCTGCGATTGAAGCATTTCCTCATTCACGTTGAAATAGTCAAAGACATAATCTTTTATGAGCTTTTCTTCGTCTGCATCGATAACCCACGGAATAGCTTTGACTTGATTGATATTGCTGTATGTATTCGGGAATAGCAGAAGTCCGCCGCCTTCTGCGTCCTTGCTGAAGTTTTCCTCTGTGAAACGTTTACGTTCTTTCGCAAGGTCATCGGCTTTTGTGAAGTTATTGACCTGCGCATAGAATCTGTATGTTGCAGCGCTCTTTACGCCTTCTTTGATTCCCTGATTCTGTATGTCGATAAGGTCGATTGTCGGGAATAGAGCCCTATTCGACTCGCCGAATAAATCATCCTTATACTGGAACTTTGTCATCACTCCGCAATAGGCGAGCTCAATCGCAGCTCGCTCGCCCGTTGCAAAGGTGTACCGCAGATACGGAACGTCATTGAAGGATATGACTTCGCACTGTTGCGGTAAAGGACATACAATACCGGAAGGCTGTCCGTATTCGTCATATACGGGACATATAAAGGCTGTATTGTGAACATCAAGGATCGTTGAAAGACGATACATGAATTGATACCAAGTCTGGAACTGATTCGGAGCGTGTTGTAATTTGCTCCGGAGTGCAGGTCTTGCAGCTCCGCCGATCTCGACTTTTAACTTTGCGATATGTGTCGCTCTGACGTTTATAGCCGAGCGGATAAGCTGTGATTCATAGATTGAGCCATTGAACGTAGTGAAGTGCGGAGTATAACCATTCAGCATTGTGAACACACCGTCATACTTCCCCTTCTCTTTTGGTCTGTTCTTGAAGAACACATCAAACAATCCCATTTTTTCTTTTTATCCCCTATTTTGTAGCTGATCCCCTATTTCGTTGTAATGCTTCTGCCGGACGCAAAAGGCATCCGCTAAAGCCGCAACTAAATCTATATGCATTGTCGGTCGGATCTTGACTAAACGTCCCCGACCTCGTTCCGTACTCATCTTGATCGCTGAATTGAGCATATGTACCTTTATCAGGTCGTTATCGCCCATGTGAACTTTTCCATCTTTGAAGAGCCCTTCCATCTCTTGAAGAACTCCCCAGAGATTATCCCCCTGATAAACGTCATCGGTCTTGAATCCGTATGTCTCCATGTCCTGTATCAGATATTGAGCACTGTATCGGTCATATCCGACCATGATCGGCAATATCTCATACTCTTCGACAAGCATCCGAAACCATTCGTAACAATCGTGATAATCAACGAAGTTTTCTCCGGATAATTCAAGCCATCCGTTCGCAATGTACTGTTTATATGGAAGTCCGTCTCTTGCTATGGCATCGTCTATCTTTTCGGAAGGAAGCCAAGCCTTTGACAGAACATACAACTCTTCGTCTTTCTCGATAATCACGACCGCCGCTGTCAAGTCCGTAGTTTGTGACAGGTCGATTCCTGCTACTGCGTAGCTTGACCGGAAATCGTCAATATCAAGCTGTTTTCCGAAGCACTTCTTGACCGTTTCTGTGTCAAGCCATGCAAGAGAACTGTTCTGCTTGAGATTGCAATACTTTGTTATAAACTCGGCTTTTTTGGATAACGAGCCTTCTGCTATCGCTATCTCTTCAAGCATGAAGTCGACTGATATCGATACACCGAGATTCGGATTCGACTTTCGAAGCTCGTTGATGTCGTTCCACTTCTCCGGATCATCTATCATGTACATGAACGGAAGAAGTTTCTTTTCCCCGGAATCCCCCAAAAGGAATCTCGAACACCTCTTGAGCAATTCGTCATATATCGAGTCGTTTGCATATCCCGAAGTCGTGCATGACAGAAGTATCGCTTCTGCTCTTGCACCCATACCGGACTTCATAACCTCGTATTGCTTGAGTCCTGATTCCCCTTCCCATGAAGCAATCTCATCGCAGATACATAAACTCGGATTGAATCCGTCCGATCTCTTTGCGGAAAAGGCTATCTTCTGAACAGTGGAATTTGATCCTGCGACATAAAGGTCTGTGACTCTATGCTTCGGAAGCATCGAATCGTCATGCACCTTTTTGTTATGCATATCTCTGATGTTGGTCAGCTCTTTCGCTTCCTTATACTCCGGATCGAGCAGAGTCATCATCCATACGTTGTTGTAAATGATGTTCGCTTGTTCAAGTTTCGGAGCGATAGTGAATATCTTTGTACCGAATCCTTCTGTCATCCAAATATAACGAGCGATTGCAGCTGCAAGCAATGACTTACCGTTCTTTCGTGCTACTATCAGGACTACTTCCCGAAATTGCCGTTTGCCGTCTGCATCCACGATCCCGAACATGGCTGAAAGCAATGCTTTTTCCCATAACTCCAACACAAAAGGCTGTGTTGCAAGATCGCCTTCGGTGTGAAACGTATGAGTCTCTATCCATTCGATCGCTGCGCTCGCCTTCTTTTGGTCGAAGAAGAAATCTTTCTTCTCAAGCCCTGCAACCAAGTATTTATAGATTTTTTCAATGTACTTGCCGACTAAAACAGACCCGTCCTCAATCTGCTGATAGTATTTCAGTATAAAATTAGTCGGTTTTTGCTTTGTCATAATACCCTCACATATAGAATAGTCAGAATTTTCGCAATTGTCAATACATTTTCAGTAAATTGTCTGACAATTTGCAATAACTCTGACTATCTCGGTCGATGTTGAAAAAGCCCATAAATACGCACTTTTTCGAATATTAAGTTTTTGTATCTCTCGTGAAGTATGTGAAATACC